GCACACGCCAATGGTCTAGGGAGTAAGTGAACGCCTTTCTCCTTAAATGGCTTCGGGCGATCACAGAACTAGAGCCGGGTCAGAACCGGCCACCTGTCACTAGCAAGTTCGGGGCAGCCGAAACGAAAACGGCCCGTCGCTGATGAGAGCGGCGGGCCGCGAGAGAAAACAGGCACAGGAGACAAACCAATGCCCAAAGCCATTTTATACCAACACCCATCGGCGGAGGTAGTTCTGCGCGATCCCCGCGATCCCGAAGTCCGCGACAAGTACGCCCTGCCGCAGCTCGGCCACGACGAGCCGATCCGGGCGGCTATCGAGCGCGGAGAGGAACAGATGTGCGTGTGCGGCGTGCCTACGCGCCACCATCACTCGCTCGACCTCAAGACGTGGCTCGGCTGCGAGGCGGCACAGTCCCGCCAGCAGGGGCCGCGCAACCCGCAGCGGTGGAATGACGCCTACCCGTCCGTGACGTGTGCGGTGCGCCTCGCGCTCCTGGCGAAGTGCGGCCCGCAGATGGAGCAGTTCTTCGACGCGGAGTTCACGCACGACGAGAAGGTGTCGATTGCGGTGGAGATCGCCAACGCGGCGGTGACGGAGTATCGCCGGCTGGAGCGCGAGAAGTGAGCGCGTGCGGCGAGTGGTGTGGACACTGCGGGCGCTGCACCGAGGCGTGGGCGCGCCCTAAAGACCGCGAACTAGTGACGTGTTGCGACAACTGCGGGGCACCCCTCATTCACGGGGCGAAGTCCATCGCGGGCGTCGGGGTGGGCTGTTCGTCCAAGTGCCTCAATGCCCTGTGCCTCAAGCACGAAGCCGCGATGTGGTACCGGTGATGACTTTCCTTATGTGCTGGCTCGTGGTCGGCCACTCGCTCGATATAGCCGGAAGGCTTATTCGATTATCCGGAGACACGCTACCAGCGCGGACCCGTGGGAACGAAGCCGCCAACCTCGCGCTGAATACCGCCACGTTGGTAGCGATTCTTTTGGTGTGGTACCGGTGAGCGGCCCGCGCATCCTCGCCACCGATGGCAGCAAGTTCCGCATCGTGCGGATCGAGGACGGGGATCGCGTGACCAACGTACTGGAGAAAGGCGACGGGTTCGACGCGCTCGGCTGCGAACGCTGGCGCACCGTCAACGTCGGGGAAGCCGACAACCTCACGCGCTGGATGCGCGATTGGATTATCTCGCACGCGATTGCGTGCCCTCAGTTTCAGGAGAAGTAGATGCCGATTATTGCGACAGGTGGCGACAGCAAGACGTTTACCCCGGCCCCGGAGGGCACGCATCACGCGGTGTGCGTGGACGTGATCGACAAGGGGATGCAGCCCAACAAGTTCAAGGAAGGCGCACTCCAGCGGAAGATCGACATCGCGTGGGAGATCGATGACCTGCGCGACGACGGCAAGCGGTTCGTTGTCTACAAGCGGTACACGCTCAGCCTCAACGAGAAGGCGAACCTGCGGCACGACCTGGAGAGCTGGCGCGGGCGGGCGTTTACGTTTGACGAGTTGGGCGGCTTCGACGTGGAGACGATCAAGGGCGCGAACTGCCTCGTGAACGTGCAGCACAAGAAGTCGGCCGATGGCTCCCGCACCTACGCCAACGTGATGAGCATTGCCCCGCTGATCAAGGGGATGGCGAAACTGACCCCGCGTGACTACGAGCGGCCCGCCGTGGAAGCGAACGCGAACCAGCCACCGCACGACGACACCGTGGTCGTGTCTGACCTCACCGACGACAACATCCCGTTCTAACCATGAAGATCAAGCCGCCCTTCATCACCTACACGGTGAACGTGAACGTCACCGTCGCGCTCGATGAGGACTTCTACCAGGAAGACGCCGAGGCCCGCGGGACACAGAAGGACATCGAGACGTCACTGCGGCGGCACCTCGACGCCTGGGAGAAGGAGCGCCACTGCCCGCTCTACAAGCCCACGGTGGATGTGGAGCTGACCGACTACGAGATCACGCTGCCGGAAGAGGGACGCCAGAAGGGCGACGACGACGGCATGGAGTATGGGCATCCACGCGAAGCGATAGAGGACCGCGACTAATGGTGGCCTTTCCTAAGCCCCGCCCGAAACTGCTCGACAAGCGGAAGGCGAAGGCGTCGAAGGCTAGTGACTGGCGGAAGGTTCGAGCCGTAGTCATGGCTCGAGATGGGCACAGATGCCGCGCTTGTGGGTTGACGAACGGCCTCGACGCGCATCACGTGGTTGCCCGATCGCTCGGTGGCAAGGACAAGGCGACCAATCTGATTGCCTTGTGCCGGCCATGCCACCAGAGCGTCCACGGACATGTCTTGTTACTCCACGGCGGCACGGCTCGCACCGTGATGTTTGAGTGGGTGCGCTGATGAGCGACTGGCGCAAGACGGCGAGGATGCTCGGCATCAAGATCACCGGCTGGCGTGCGCGAGCCTTCGACTACCTGGAATCCAACGGCCAGATGTTCTGCGCCCACTTCGGCACAGACAACGCCGTCGAGAAGGCCCGCGAGCACTGGCAGGCGCGGAAGAAGCGCAGGGGGAACCGATGAACAGAGCGGAGCGCGTGATTGCCTTCTTAGAGGAACGGCCCGATGTCTGGATCGAAGCTACCCGCTTTGAATCGCTGGGCGGCCGTCAGGCGTGGCGTACGGCCATCAGCGAGGCGCGGCAGATTGTGAAGGGGGATGGGCGGGACATTGTGAACCGCACGCGCCAGATCGACCACCAGGGCCAGCCATGGGTGCTGAGCGAATACATGCTGGTGTCCGCGCCCGCGCAGGACGAGACACGCGGCCACGATCTGAACGAAGCGCAAGCGGGGAGTCTGTTTTAGATGGCCGTTTGGCAATCGTTCGCGCTGATGTTCGTGGCTGGCTGCTGCATCTCCTTGCTGGGTAGGGCTGCTGGTGTGACGTGGTGGTTTTCTGCGGCCTTGTGCTTTCTGCTGGGCCTCGCGTGGCCGTCGATGAGGCCAAAGAGTTGACCCGTCTCGCGCTGGATCTCGACAAGCAGTGCCAGCTCGCGGGCTTGCCGGTGCCGGAGCGGGAGTTCCGCTTCCACCCCACGCGCAAGTGGCGCTTTGACTTTGCCTTCCCCGCGCAATCCGTCGCGGTGGAAGTAGAGGGCGGGGCATGGATTGGGGGCCGGCATACCAGCGGGGCGGGCTTCGTGAAGGACATGGAGAAGTATTCAGAAGCTGCTATAATGGGCTGGTGCGTATTAAGACTGACTCCAAAGGATTTACAAAGAACGGGCGTCGCATTGGTCGCCCGCGCCTTAATCGCTCGGGGTTGCCTTGCACCGGGTGTGGTGGCGTTCGCACAAGCGAGCGTTCCCTCTGTCGAACCTGCTCGGCGGCGAAGCGCAAGGCCCACCGGCAGAAAGACCCGGAGCGCACGAGGCGCTATCTCCGGGAGTGGGCCAAGCGGAACCCCGACAAGGTAAAGGCCGCATCCAGGCGCAACTATGCAAAGCACAGCGAACGGTTCAAGCAGACGGCCAAGGCTTGGGGAAAGCGGAACCCTAAGAAGCGGTCAGCGATCATGGCGTTCCAGAACGCCAAGCGACGGTCGCGCAAGAAGGCAAACGGCGGGCGAGGGTTCACCCGCGCCCATTGGCTCGAGCTGGTGGAACGGTTCGGCGGGAAGTGCGCCTACTGTCGCATCCGCAAGATTTCAAGCATCGACCACTTCGAGCCGCTGGCGCGTGGTGGCCCCGACGACTACACCAACATCGCCCCGGCGTGTGCGTCGTGCAACTCCCGGAAGGGCATCCACGAGCCACGCGAATGGGTCAGGACGCACTACAGCAGCAAGCGTCTCGCCGCTGTTCTCGCCGCGATGCTCACGTAACGAGGCGTCGTTGGCGGGGTGGCGGATCGTGCGCGTCACGCCGAAGGATGTCAAGACCGGGGCCGCGTTGAAGTGGATCGAGAGGATGTTCCAGCGATGAATACCGCCGTCCTGTTCTCCAGCGCCAAGGATGACTGGCAGACACCGCCGGGGCTGCTCGCGGAACTCAACAGGGAGTTTGGGTTCACTCTGGATGGCGCAGCGAACGAACACAACCATCGGTTGGAGCGTTGGTATGGCCCCGGATCTCCGGACGGGGAGAACGCGCTCTCTAAGTCATGGGACGGCGAGATTGTGTGGGTGAATCCGCCCTACTCCAGAGGGCTGCAGGCAAAGTTTATCGCCAAGGCCGCGCAGGAAGTCGAGTGGAACATATGCACGGTGGTGATGCTGATCCCCGCTCGCACGGACACCAAAGCCTTCCACGCGCACATCTGGGACGCCTCCACGCATGGCCCACGACCAGGGATCGAGGTGCGCTTCCTTGCCGGCCGGATCAAGTTCGTCGGGGCGAAGCATGGCGCTCCGTTTCCCAGCATGATCGTCGTCTTCAGGGGAGCCGCACTGTGATCTATCCCACGTATGACGCCGTGCAGATGTCCGCGGTACGGGTGACGTGTCACGGGTGCCAGCGCACCTACGACATGACCAAGCCCAAGGCAGATGGGCTGTGCATTCTCTGTCGGCAAGCCGAGGCGAAAAGGCGAAAGTTGTCTATAGAAATCAGTACGAAAGGTGTTGTAAATGCGGTGGGAGTTTGCGAAAATAAAGCGACCCGCCGCAGTGTTAGCACACCGTGACGGGCCTAACCGCTACCGACCCTTAGGCAAGGTCCGGCATCGGCTGATTTCCGAGTATAGCAAAGCCTCTCGTATTGGCGTCGGGCGAACAGTAACGGCGGGCCAAACAGCGAGACAACGCGGCAACCGTGGGTCTGCAAAGCCGCGAGCGTGGGCGAACCTCAGAGCGCGCAGGAGCGTCGGACACACCGACGAACAGTCTGAGGATGCAGTGCGACGTGTGGTCGTTAGTACTGCCCTTGGCTCAGTGGCTCAGCCGACGGTGCTGAACTGACATGGGTACCAAGGTGAAGCGATGCGTAGGAGCGGAGCTTTGCCTTGGTCTAGTAGCTAACCTCTGGTGCTGAAGTACAGAGGTACAGGAGTACAGACATGGAAGATCCGCGACTGAGTGCAGACGGAAAGTACTTCGACGAGTGGAAAGACCGCGATGCCGTGGTGGCGGACTATCACGACAACGTGCCCTCCGAGGACGAGATTATCTACGCTGGCTACACCTACGAGGACTATAGCGGAGAAGCCATCGTCATCTTTCGACGCGACGGCAAGTTCTACGAAAACCGCGACTATCACTGCTCGTGCAACGGCCTGGAGAGTTGGTCGCCCGAGGAGACGACGCTGGAGGCTCTGAAGATGCAGACCGGATGGGTCGGTAGGGCTGAAGCGTTGGAGCGCCTCTCGTGAAGACGTTCGGCCCCATCGAAGACAACGCCCGCGAACAACTCGTGCGCTGTCAGGCAGCGGAAGACAACGCCCCCGCCGTGCTGTGCGCGGATCATCATCTCGGCTACTCGATGCCCATTGGTGGCGTGATCGGCTACGAGTGGCTGGTGTCGCCGTCGGCGGTGGGTTACGACATCGCGTGCGGGAACATGGCCGTGCGAACGGACGCACTAGCGAAGGACATCAACGTCGCCACGGTGATGGATGACGTGTGGCGCTCTGTGTCCTTCGGTGTCGGGCGCAAGAACGCGGAGCGGGTAGAGCACCCCGTCATCGACGCCATCGCCTCGTCGCCTGTCACGTTCCAGCGCGGGCTACGGGAGATGGCCGCACAGCAGCTCGGCACGGTCGGCAGCGGGAATCACTACGTTGATCTGTTTGAGGACACGAACGACGGCGCGTTGTGGATCGGCGTTCACTTCGGCTCGCGTGGCTTCGGGCACAAGACGGCAACGTGGGCACTCGACCAGTGCGGGACGAAGGACGACAGCATGGACGCCCCGCCCGTGGTGATCTCGCTCGGCACGCAACTCGGCCAGGATTACCTCGCCGGGATGGAGATCGCTGGTCAGTACGCCTACGCAGGGCGTGAGTGGGTGGTCGGCAAGGTGCTGTCGATCATCGGCGCTCACGCGACCGAGACGATCCACAACCATCACAACTTCGCGTGGCAGGAAACGCACGGTGGGCGCTCGCTGTGGGTGCATCGCAAGGGTGCAACGCCAGCGTTCCCCGGTCAGCGCGGATTTGTCGGCGGCACGATGGGCGACAACGCCGTGATTCTCGAAGGCGTCGAACATCCCGAATCCGCCGAGGCGCTGTACTCCACGGTGCATGGTGCGGGCCGCGTCATCTCACGGCGAAAGGCAACTGGAAAAGAGAAGGCCGCGTGGACGTGCGGCGACTACCGCAACTGCGACGGCTGGCTGCCCATCGTCACCGAGAAGGGCGAAGACGGCAGCAACCCCAAGTGCCCGAAGTGCGGCAAGAAGACGCAGCGCGGGAGGCGCGTCATTAGTCTCGGCCTCGTCAACTGGTCGAAGGCATCGGCGGATGTGCGGGCGAAGGGCGTCGAGTTGCGCGGGGCTGGAGCCGACGAAGCACCCGAGTGCTACAAGCGTCTGGAGGACGTGCTGGCGTATCACGGCGACACCGTGCGTGTGTTGCATGTGCTGCGTCCGATTGGTGTGGCGATGGCTGGCGCGGACGTGTTCGATCCCTTCAAGGACTAACCGTGGACGACTTTGAAGCCTTCTGGAAATCGTACCCCAGACGCGAGGCGCGATTGGACGCGCTCAAGGCGTACGCACAAGCGATGAAGATCGCCAGTGCCGCTGACATCCTGGCGGGCGTCGAACGCTACAAGCGGGTGATGCCGGAGGATAAACGCTACCGCCCGCTCCCGGCGAGTTGGCTCAGGGCGGGGCGGTGGATGGACGAGGAAGACGATACGCCCGTGTCGTGGGTGGTGAAGTATCCGGACTGCGATCACCAGCCCAAGTGCAACAGCAAAGAGTGGTGCCACGCGATACGGCAAAGGGAGAAGGCGTCATGAGCAGAGACGTGAGCGTTGGCGACGAGATCAAGGCGGGCCAACTACTGCTGTTGTCGTCGGGATCATACAGCGGCTACGGCGTCGGCGGCTTGTTCCGCGCTAAAAGGGACTTCGTGATGCCTGGTAAGAAAGAGACGTATTCCAAGCACGTCAATCCTGACGGCTACAAGGTCACAGCCGACCCCGAATTAGTCGAGGAATTGGAATACATCGAAGTCTGGACGGGCGAGTAAATGGAGCGCCTGACGAGCGTGGACATGATTGCGGAGTATCAGCGTCTGTTAGCCGCGCAAGCCTCCGCGCAAGCGACGAAGGACGAGGAGATCATCGAGATGGCGGATCACGAGATGAAAATGTTCCTACTGGCGAATGCGAATGGCCGTCTCCGTGAGTGGCTGGCGTCACGGAAAGCGAGCGCGGAATGAGCTGGCCGAAGTCTACGCAATTCGGCCACGGGCGCGATGCGACCGCCGCAGGACGCAAGGGCGGGAAGCACCCACGACACCTCGCTAAGCGGTCTGCGGAGTGGCTGAGAGGCTACGGAGCTGGCTGGCGTGCATCCGAGCGATGGTTTGAGGAATACCAGCAGACACGGCGCGGCAGGCGCAGTGAGGTCGCATGAAGCCGAAGCAGACAAGCAAAGCGTGGAACCAGACCCCCAGCATCGGGCCGAAGACGGTGTTCGGGAAGGCGACCAAGCCCACGGCGTGCGGCCACTCGTACTGGGCCGACAAGGCGTGCCAAGAGGATCCGGCGCTGTTCTACGCGGTGAACAAGGTGCGGGCCGCGGAGCTGTCAGGGCAATCGAAGGGCGGGGATCTCTCATGACCATAGACGAAGGGTTGCGGCTACTGCGGGGGAAACTGCGCCGGAGGCGTGAGTTGAATAACCACACGAAGCGCGGCGTTTCGTCAAGTATTAGCCTCACATTTAAAGATGCCGATGCGTTGGTGGATTTGCTCCGGTCGCTCCCCGCGATTGTAAAGCCGGTGGATGAACACCCGGAGATCGGCTCCGCGACGGATTCGTCGTCGCTCGCGTTACGCGGACAGGGGAGCAGCGAGTGAGTCAACCGCTGGCGATTGACTTGTTTTGCGGGCTTGGCGGCTGGACGGAAGGGTTACTCGCTGAAGGCTATCGCGTGGTCGGCTTCGACGTGGAGCGGCACGTCTACGGGGACGCCAAGTATCCCGCGCAACTGGTGTTGCAGGACGTGCTGACGATGCACGGCGCGCAGTTCAGGGGCGCGGCGCTCATTGTCGCCAGCCCACCCTGCCAGGCGTACAGCTATCGGGCGATGCCGTGGAAGCGGGCCAAAGCGCTACCGCCGCCTGACAACTCGCTCTTCGAGGCGTGCTTTCGGATTCAGCGGGAAGCGTGCGAGGCGGCAGGGCGGCATATCCCGCTCGTGGTGGAGAACGTCAGAGGCGCACAGCCGTACGTCGGGCGCGCGCGGTGGCACTTCGGGAGCTTCTACCTATGGGGCGATGTACCGGCGCTGATGCCGTTAACCATGCGGGCGGGCGCGAAGGTGCCCAGCGATTCTGGCCGCAGGACTGATGTCGGCAACGGCGTGAGGTTTACGTCGCGCGACTGCGGTATTGAGCGCGACGGCATCAAGCAGGGCGGTGACTGGTTCAATGCGGCCAGTCTCGACGGTGAGGGGATGCAGTCGATCTCTCGCCGGTCTGGCAGTAAATCGAAGGCCCGCAAAGCCGCGAGCGCGCACATCGCCAAGATCCCGACCGTGCTGGCGCGTCACGTCGCCAGGGCATGGCATCCAATGGAGCAAACCGCATGATGTCTGATCCCGTCTACCAGAGGCTCGTGACCGCCCTTGAGCCGTTCGCCAAGTTCGCGGAGAAGTGGGACGAGAAGCCACTGTCGCGTATGGCTGACGAGCTTTACGGCATCCACGTCGGCACCGAGTGGGAGGCGACCATCAGCCTGTCGGACTGCCGTCGCGCCAAAGCGGCTCTGGCCCTGCTCGCCCCCCCGCCCCCTGACGAGCCGCCCCATGACCGGACAGCGCAACTCGTGGAGGCATTACGGTTCGCACAGGGCGCGATTCAAGACGCGATCTGTCTAGAGGAGGGGCTAGACGGTCTAGCTGGTGAAGCCGTGCTGAAGATGATTCGTGCCGCCCTTGCTGCACCCCCTGACGATCCGGAGGCCCACCCCAGAGAGGACGACGACATTCTGCGCGAGTGCGGGATGGACGGCCACAAGTGGGCCAAGGCGTTCATGCGGCAGTTCGCGGAGAAGCGCATCACGAACACCGTAGTCGGCACGCCTGACTCCGGCACCGTCGATGAAGGCGACATGATCGCGTGGTTCTGCAACGCCATCATGGCGGGTTACGACGAGGCTCAGCGGCGGGCAGGAGAGGCGCGGACACCCCCAGATCCTCCTCATGTGCGCGACGATTATCGTGAGGTGTGGCTGTCTGGGTGGCGGGCAGGCCGCGCACACATGTCAGGAGAGGCGCGGACAGCCCCGGAGCCCGCGCAGGAGCCGCAGGGATGACGATCCTTATTGCGGAGCTGTCCACGAATCACGGCGGCGATGTGGATCTCGCCATTGACATGGTGAAGGCGGCAGCCGATGCCGGCGCGGATTACGCCAAGATTCAAAGTTTCAGCCTCTCGCGGCTCAACCCCACCGATCCGCAGCGCGAGTGGCTCACACAGGCGCATCTGGATGAAGCCGCCCACGAGCGGATCTTCCAGGCGTGCCGCGAGGCGGGGGTGAAGCCGCTCAGCACACCGTTCGACAGCGACAGTCTAGCGATGCTCAGGCGCTTAGGGTTGCGGGAGTTCAAGATCGCCAGCAGCGAGAGCGGGAATGACTGGTGGTACCCGCAGGCTGCAGAACACTGGTTCGTCTCATGGCCGTGGGGGGAGAAGGGAGCCGAGATACCAAATCCGGCCGAGTGGATTGCCGGGGAGTTGGTTGAGCATCCCGTAATGGTGCATCACCTGACCGCGATACCGCTGTATCCCACACCGCTGGAAGCCGTGAGGCGTGGCCGGCTACTGGACGGCTGGTCAGACCATACGGTGGGACTCGCCGCGTGCCAGTGCGCCATTGCCATCGACGCGAAGGTGATCGAAGCACACCTCATGCTGCCGGGACGTGGCCGCAATAGCGTCTGGGACAAGACCCCGGAGCAGTTCCGGCAGTTGCGGGACTTCGCGGATGACTGCGAGACGATGACCAGCGGCGTGGCGACCAAGTTCCGGAGGCGCTGGAGTGCGTAAGGTGTGCGTGGTCGTGACCGCCCGTCCGAGTTGGGCGAAGCTCGAGCCGGTGTGCCGTGCGCTCAAGGCGCGGCCCGATGTGGAGCTCCAGATTGTGGCGTGTGCGAGTGCGCTCTTAGAGCGGTACGGGAGAGTGGTGGATGTCATCAAAGCCCAAGGCTACGACGTCACGGCGGAAGTTTGGAGCACGTACGAAGGCGCGAACCTGCTTACATCCACACAGGAAACAGGCGCACTCATCCATGGGCTTGCTCGAGAGCTGCAACGATTGCGGCCGGACGTGGTTGTCGTCTGCGCAGACCGACACGAAGTCCTCGGCGCGGCCATCGCCGCTAGTTATCAACATACCCCCCTTGCGCACATTCAGGGAGGCGAGCGCACTGGTTCAATTGATGACCGAGTGCGGGATTCAATTACCGGACTCGCTGACCTCCATTTTCCGGCGACAGAGTTAGCCGCGTTTCGTGTCTACTCCATGACCGGCAGCGCCCACGTTCACTGGACGGGCTGCCCTTCGGTGGACGTCGCCAAGCAGGCGCAAGACGAGCCACCCGTGACCGTGGAGGAGTTAGGCGGGGCGGGGGCACCGATAGACCTATCGAAGCCGTTTGTGGTGCTCCTACAACACCCCGTGACCTCGGAGGCGGACCAGGCATACGAACAGATGCGCCGGTCTATTTGGGGGCTACCCGACAAGCGTTCAGCGCAATCGTTGGTGCTTTGGCCGGGACAGGACGCCGGGGCGGATGGTGCGTCTAAAGCCATCCGCGAATACCAATCCTACTTTCACACGGTGCGAAACCTCCCGCCGAACAGGTTCCTCCGCCTCCTGACCCAAGCCAGCGTGCTTGTGGGTAACTCGAGCGCCGGCATCCGCGAGGCGAGCTACCTCGGTGCGCCTGTTGTGAATGTCGGGAGTAGACAGTTTGGCCGCCAGCGTGGCCCGAACGTGGTGGATGTGCCCCATGACGCGGAACAGATTGCGCAGGCGATTCAGCGGCAGATCGCGCACGGACGGTATGCCAGTTCTGGTATCTACGGGGACGGGACAGCGGGACAACAGATTGCTGAGGTGTTGAGTGGAGAAGGTGCGCGTGGTGACCACGCTGGACGAGGCCCAGCGCGTTATTTGCGAGTTACAGGCCGAAGTTAAGGACGCGACCGAATACGCCGAGAAATCACGGCAGACCGCCATCGCAGAGCGCGAACGGGCAGAAAAACGATGGTACGAACTCCGTGACCGCTACGCGTGTGCGGCCTTGTCGGTATGTGAGCCGAAACAACCACCAGACGAACTAGCCGGTCAGGCATTCAACATCGCTAACGCCATGCTGCGCCGTCGTCGTACGGGGATTCCGCCATACGAGAGCGCGACATGAGCATCATTGCCTTAATCCCCGCACGGTCAGGCTCCAAGGGCATACCGGGTAAAAACTTCCGCAAACTTGGCGGTAGGGCGCTCTGGATGCTCGCGGTGGATTGCGCCCGGGCATCCGAGTGCGACACCACCATCGTAAGCAGCGACAAGTTTACGCAGCAATCTGGCATATCTCGCGGGTGTTCGTTCGTGTGGGACGAGGCCGAGAAGCGGTATGTGGACAACCCGGGTAAGGACTGGGACGTTATCCAACTGCCGCGGCCCGCAGAACTGGCTCAGGACGATACGCCCATGATCGAGGTGGTCAAGCACCTGCTCGAGCAGTTACCAGGCCAACCCGACGACATCATCGTTCTATTACAGCCCACGCAGCCGTTTAGAACCCCCGCACGGGTGCGTGAGGCGATCACGGTATTGCAATCAACCGGGGCGGATAGCGTGGTGAGCGTGGTCCCATTGCCGTTGACGCACCACCCAGACATGCAGTTATGGATCCACGGAGATCGCTTGTATCGCGGCGCCGGTCTGACGTTCAAGGGTGCTCCGATGGGGTGGGACTGGGATCTGCTGCCTGCCCGCCGTCAGGATGTGCGGCAAACCTACATCAGAGACGGGTCAGTGTATGCGTTTCGCCGCAAAACTCTCAACCGCGGCACCATCTACGGGCAAGACGTGCGCCCGCTCATCCTCGAGCCGCACGAAACCTGCGAGATGGACACCGAGGCCGATTGGGACGCGGTGCAAGCCCGATGGGAGCGCGAGCATGCGTGAGCGTCAAACCAAGCTCGAATGCCCCCACTGCGATCATTGGGACAGCACCGTCGAACAGGGCTGGGCACATCCTGCCGGCTACACGCGTCGTCGCCGCTGCACCGCGTGCCGCAAGACCTTTCGCACACGCGAGTTCCTGATCGTGCAGAAGCCGCCTACATCTGGTAGTAAGAGCCACACACCTACTACATCTTGACGGTCGAGCTATGAGCTTAGCCGTATCATCTTGACATTCCATACCAAAATTCGGTTTTCCCCCGAAGCTCTGTCCGAGATGTGGCTGCCTCATCCGCGTCACGCTCAAGGACGGTCTGCGCCCGCGTCATAGCTCACGCTGGCAGGTCGGAAACCTGGACGGCTCCCCCCATAGCTGTCATCTGCGGAGACGCCCTCTATGGGTAGTCCACAGACCGCCACCCAAATAGCCGCATGGGCCGAAGATCAGGCCAAGCCAGCCGAAAGCCCCAGCTACACACGGCTGACCGACGCCGACCGCATCACCATCCTGCACCTGCACGATGAAGGGCTGACCTTAACGGCCATCGCTCAACGGCTTAGCCGCAGCGTCTCCACCATCCACGATGTGGTGCAGACCTATGCGCCTACGACCGATCTGGCCAAGCGAAAACTAGCCGCCAGCGCCCTACGCATGGCAGAAAACATCATCGAGAATGGTCAACCTCGAGATCACGTCGCCACGCTCAAGGGGTTGAAGGTGTTGGCGGAAGACAGCGCGGGGATCAAGCTGGCGATCGGGCTTTCGCTCCCTGGGCTGTCCACTCTGTCCCTTAGTGGGACTGACACAAGCACCCTTTCGCCTAGCATGGTGGGCGCTAATGACTGACCAGTCAACGACTTACACTATTGGTTGGTTCTGATAACGGTGGTTATGTTGCAACCACCAAACGCGGGGCAGGACGAGCGTAGACAGGCAGGCGAGCTGGCCCAGCCTACCCCCGAACAGGCCAATCCGGGCGGCCGATCCGCGGGGGACCCAGCCCCGGTCAGCGGTGGCGGCATGGGACCGTTAGGCGCAAGCGGTTTCACGGAATGACCTTTGGGTGGTTTGAGTTGTCGGCGTTTGCGGCCTGGATGGCGTCGGGCGTGGTCTACGCGGTCTTGAGGGCGCGACAGGAGCGATGACGGCCACGGCCTCCAAGGACTTCGTGATCACCATTAAGGGCAAGCCGAAGGTGCTGTATAGCCCCACGGCGAAGCAGGTGGTGTTCCACGAGCATCCGGCGCGAAACGTGTTGTACGGGGGCGCGGCTGGCGGGGGCAAGTCGCACGCGCTGCGGTGGGATGCGTATATGCGGTGTTTGTCGGTGCCGCACTATCGGGCGCTGTTGCTGCGGCGGACCTACCCGGAGCTGGAGAACACGCACCTCGAGAACGTGCCGGTGGATCAGGCGAACGGGTTGCCGTGCGAGTACTTGAAGTCGGAGCGGAAGGTGCGGTTTGGGAACGGGGCGGTGCTGCAGTTCGGGCACTGCGAGGACGAGTCGGCGGTGGCGAAGTATCTCTCGACGGAGTACGACGCGATTTACTTTGACGAACTGGTCACGTTCAGCGAGAAGCAGTTTCTGATGATTCGCTCTCGCGCCAGAAGCACCAAACCGGGGGTGCGGCCGGCGATCAAGGCGGGGACGAACCCGGGGGGGCCGGAGAGTCATTGGGTGCGGCGGCGGTTCATTTGGCAGGATCTGACGCCGAAGGAGGATCCCCGGTATCGGCCGGAGGATTACGCGTATATCGCGGCGACACTGGACGACAACCCGCACATTGATCGGGAAGAGTACGCGGCGAACCTGGAGAGCTTGCCCGAGGAACTGGCGCGGGCGTATCGGTACGGCGATTGGGACATTTTTCCGGGGCAGTACTTCGGGGAATGGCGAAAGGCTAAGCATGTATCTGGGGAACATCACGTTTATCCCAACCACTACAAGCGTGTCCGGGCGCTGGACTGGGGTTACGTCAAGCCCGGAGCTTGTTTGTGGCTCTGTCAGTTACCGGATTCCGGTCGCTGGTACCTTGAGCACGAGTACATCTTCAGCCGCACCCTCGCCGCTGACGTGGCACAAGAAATTGTGCGACGGACGAAAGACCTCGGCGTGAAGGCGACCTACACGGTCGCGGACACGTCGATGTGGACCCCGGATGGGACGGTGGGGGAGTCGATGGCCGAGACGTTCCAGCGTCACGGCGTGCCGTTGGTGCAGGCGGATAAGCGCCGGCTGGGGACGATGGATCGGCCTCTGGGCTGGCAGCGGTTCCGGCATTGGCTGAAAGACGCGCCCGATGGGGTGCCGTGGCTCACGGTGAGTCCGGAGTGCGCGTACACGGCGAGGACGATCCCGGCCCTGGTGAGTGATAAGCACAAGCCGGAGGACGTGGATAGCGACGGGGAAGATCACGCGGCGGATGCGCTGCGGTACTTCGTGATGTCACGGCCGCCCCTCAACGCGGCGGGCGATCACCGGAAGGCTCCACCCGCGTGGTCGTTGGGGTGGTTGGCACAGCGGGCACAGGCCCCGGCAGGGATTCTCTCTCGATGAACGAACAGCCGGAACAGATCGCGTCGAGTAAAGACGGCGCGTATTGGCGGCAGCAGGTGGAGCTGGCGCTCACCAAACGCCGCCGCTATGAGGCGTGGTGGGACGCCTGCCTGAAGAAGTACGCCCCGTCCGCGTCCAGTTCGCCGGAGGCGTACGGCGGGGAAGTCCACACCAATCGCACGTTCACGCTCACGGAACGCAAGAAAGCCGATCTCTTCTACCAGCGCCCCGATGTGACGCTCCAGCCCACGCCGCTCATGGATGGCCCGATTGTCACGGATCAAATCGATCCGATGACCGGCCAGCCCGCGCCGATGTTGGGGCAGCCGAACGCGCAGGGACAGGCGCAGCCCATCCCGGCCAGTTACGCGCTCGCGGCCCACGAAGAGATCGTAAACGAGAAGCTAGGCGAGGATGGGATCGACGCCACGGACATGATGGATGCCGTGCTGTTCGACATCATCTGCACGCAGGCGGTCGGCTTCACGAAGATGGGCTACGAGTCCTTCACCGTGCCGCAGGAGACGGCCGATCCGATGACGGGGCTGCCCGTGTCGGTGGATGTGCCGGTGGCGGAACGGTGCTTCTGGGAACACTTCAGCGGCAAGCAGGCGGTCATCCCGGCCGACTTCCGCTCGAGCAAGTGGGATCGGGCGCGGTTCCTCGGCGTGCAGTTTGAACTGCCGTTGACGCCTGGCAACCGGACGAAGTTCAATCTCCCGCCAGACTTCAAGGGCACGAACACCGACAAGCGGCAGTACTACGACCACGGCGACAACACCGATGCTGGAGGCGAGCAGGTTTTTACCGGCGTGGAGCTCTGGGCGTATTCGATCTACTTCCGCGAGGACGTGGCGCACCCGGAGCACATGACGCAGATCGTGCTCGTGGACGGGATCCCGGAGCCGGTCATCCAGCGGGATTCGCCGTACCAGACGCTCACGCCCCAGGGGACGCTGACGCCGGATTCGCTGATCGGCAACCCAATCCACCCGTTCTCGACGCGGAAGTTGACGGACGCGGCCTATGTGCCGTCCGATGCGACGATGATCCTCCCGCTCGAGAACGAGCTGGACGTGTTCCGTACGCAGATGGTGCAGTTTCGGGACGCACAGACGCTGCGGTTCATCGCCAACGGCGACGTGCTGCCGATGGATGCGCTGCAGAAAATCGTGCGCTCGCCCATTGGCGGGATCACGGTGGTCCCCGGCGAGGCGTTTGTGGGCGAAGGCGCGATCAAGCCGCTCGAGGGCGGCTCGATGCCACGCGAATCGTTCCAGAGCAACGATTACATCGACAACGACATGGAGCGCACCGTGTCGTTGGATGCGGCGGGATCGGGCGTGCAATCCGCCAAAAGCTCGACGGCCACCGAACAGCAGATCGTCTCCGCGAACCAGAACGCCCGGACGGACAAGGAACGGGCGACGATCCTCAAGCGGTACGTCAAGGGCGTGACGAAGTTCTCCACGCTGATCCAGCGGTATCTGCCAGTGCAGGAGGCGGCGGCGATTGTCGGGCCGCAGCGGGCGATGGCGTGGGATGCATGGCGTAAGACGGCGAACTCCGCGCTCGCGTTTACCGCCATGCCGGATTCGGCGCTGCGTGTTGATCAGGCCGTTGATCGGAAGCAGTCGCTTGAGTTGTACTCGTTTTTCGCAAATGACCCGTGGGCGCAGAAGGGGCGCGGGAAGCTCGCGGAGAAGGTGCTGCGGAAGCATCACATTGATCCGACCGGCATCATCTCTCCGCCGGAGCCAGCCACGCCGAAGCCCGGTGACGTGAAGTTCACCTTCAGCGGGAAAGACCTCGTGGAGCCGCAGGCGCCCATCGTGATCGAGATCGCGCAACAG